AATTATTAGTGGAAATGGATGGTTTCGATGATAGAGATGGTATTATTGTATTAGGTGCAACCAATAGAGCAGATGTATTAGATAAAGCTTTATTAAGACCAGGAAGATTTGATAGAGAAATTAATGTCGGATTGCCCGATATTAAAGGAAGAGAACAAATACTTCAAGTGCATATGAGAAAAGTTCCAACTTCCGATGATATTAAATTAAAATATATTGCTCAAGGTACTACTGGATTCTCTGGTGCAGAATTAGCTAATCTTATTAATGAAGCTGCCCTTGCTGCTGCCAGAGGGGATAGAACTAATATTTGTATGTCAGACTTAGAAAGATCTAAAGATAAATTGATTATGGGTGTAGAAAAGAGAACTATGGTGATGGGGGAAGATGAAAAACGTATGACTGCATATCATGAAGCAGGACACGCTATCGTAGGTAGATTAACAGAAACCCATGACCCAGTATATAAAGTGTCTATTATGCCTAGAGGTAGAGCACTTGGGGTTACTATGTTCCTACCAGAGAAAGACGCTTATTCTGCATCTAAAGAAAAATTAGAATCTCAACTACAATCATTATATGGTGGACGTATCGCAGAAGAATTAATATACGGTAAAGATAAAGTTACTACTGGTGCATCTAATGATATTGAACGTGCTACTTCTATTGCTAGAAATATGGTCAAACGATGGGGATTATGTGACGCAGTAGGACCACTTTGTTATGAAGATGAACAGGGAGATCCCTTTATGGGTAGGTCAATGGGGCAACCCGCTCAAACCATTTCACCCGAAATATCTAAACTATTAGATGAGGAAGTTATTAAATTAACTACTAAAAATTATGATAAGGCTAAGAAAATACTTGAGGATAATATGGATATTCTACATTCTATGACTGAATGCTTAATGGAATATGAAACTATTGATAAATATCAACTCGACGATTTATTAGAAAGAAAAGATACTATTAGAGAACCAATGGGGTATGACTAATAAAGGAGAATCAAAATGGATAACCCAATATCAACTACTATTGTTGTTTCACCTTCACCACAACAGGCAAATTTTAATAATAAATTGCATGGGGGGGAATTACTTAAATTATTAGACCAAGTAGCTTCCGCTACCTCTAGAAGATTTTCTAGACTGTATTGTATTACCGCTAAAGTTATTGAAGTACAATACCTTGAACCTATAGATATTGGTTGCCTTCTATCTATTAGAGGGGAAGTAGTCAAAGTAGGTAGAACTTCTATGACTATAGATATTGTAGCAGTAACTGAAAATATTGAAACTTCGAACCAAGTCAAATGCGTTACCGCTAAATTCCTTATGGTAGGGGTAGACGCTAATAAAGTACCTACCCCAGTTCCTAAAATACCAGAACACCATAAAGATAAATGTAAATCATGCGGGCACGTGAAACATAATGTTAATGATAACTGGTTTAATCCTAAAATGAATAACCATTACTCTCAATACTTTGAAGAAACAGAAGACAGAGACTCAGGATCACTAAAATCTAGTAATAATGACTATTGAACCATATAATCTATTTAAAATATACCAATCTATTAATTACCATTTCGCAAATAATAATTATAATTATCAAAAATACAAAGGGAATATCGCTACTACATTTAATACGTTCCAAAATAGAAAGGATAAATACTCGTTCGCTAAATCAGCCAGATACTTCAATAATGAAAATCATGCTAAATTGTTTATACTTTCCGCAATCATTGGTAATGGTATCAAAATAGGAAAATCATTACCACATATTACTAATCTTATTAATCAAGATAATATTAATACATATAACATATACCAAGGGAAAATAGATAGAATGCAATATATGTACCAAAATGATATTTCATTTCTAATAGATTATGGAAAACACTATAATATTAATCATATTAATGATATACTTCATGGGGATAATAATCAATATCCCATTTGGCATAAACTTATTATTAATAACAAAATTAATATAGAATCGATTATTATACTAGATATTATTATAAACTTTATTATAAATATACAAATTAAAGATATTTATTTCGATCAGTTCATTTATACTACTAATCAATATAAATACTTCATTAATATCAATAATCAATTCTATCATAAGTTAACTAAATCTATTTTTGAGGTATCTTTAAGTGAACACATATAACATAAATGCATACGCAGTAATACTATTAGGTATTACTCTTTCTATTATTGCCGCATACTTTTCTATTTCTGGACTTACTAAAATCTTTATTAATAATAATATTCCTATCATTACTATGGGAATAGGTCTGGAAATAGCTAAACTTACTACTGTCAATTGGCTATACCTGAAATGGAACGTATATAATATAGCTATGAAATTATACTTTATTCTTGCAATCATTGGTATTATGATTATTACTTCATTAGGTATATTTGGATTCCTTTCTCACGCCGCACAAGATACTAATACTAATATTAATAAATCTAATATTACTAATAATATGTACCAATCTCAAATACAGTCAAGAAATAATATTATTAATAATGCTAATACTGCACTTAATCAATTAGATAATACTGTGGATAAACTTATTCAATATGATAGAATTAGGGGTGTAGATGGAGCAGTACAAACTAGAGAAAATCAAAAACAAGAAAGATATCAACTTAATAATATTATTATCTCTGCCAATAATGATATTAATGATATAGTAGATAAACAATACAATACTAATATTACTAAACAATCAGAGTATTATGAAGTAGGATCACTTATTGCTATTGCTAATATATTCGGTAATTCTAATTATAATAATATTCTTAATATGCTTATCTTTTTAGTTATTCTTGTCTTTGACCCTCTTGCTCTACTTTTAACTTTATCCGGAACTATTGCTATATTATCTATACGAACATCTAATACTAATGATATCATTGGAGCAACGAGAGATAATATACATACGGGTGGGGTGTCCGACACCGTACCACACGATGACCTTTCACCTAATAAACTAAAAAGATGGAAGTCATTAAATAATACTTCAAATAATACTTCAAATAATACTTCAAATAATACTTCAGACAACGATAATATCACAGAAAATAGAAGAGGGGTTTAATCCCAGATGAAGGAATATGCAAAACTAATGAATTTTTTATTAAAACTGAATGAGAATCATTATCATTTGGGTATACCTCTCATCAATTTTAGTATAAAATAGTATAATAGTCGATATGACTTGACAAATACAATATAATATGTTATACTGTCTATGTTAGGTTATATAAATTATATTAACAGGAGCATTAATGGGATTAGATATAGTAGATTCTAAGAGATTATGTTATGATATAGAGAAGATATATGCGGCGAATCGTAATATAACATATATAGAAGTTATATCAGAATATGCAGAGGATAATAGTATATTAGTAGAGGATATAGTAGGATTACTAAGTCCACTATTAATGGATAAGATTAAGTATGAATCTAATAAGTTAAATTTACTAAAGGGGGATAAGATAAACGAAATAATAATATAGATATAACGATAATAATATACAAAGATATGAGGATATAAAGATATGAGTACAGTAAGTAGATTACGTAAGAATAAGATTAATGTGCAACGATTGGCAGATGAGTTAGAGAAAACAAGTGGTGCAAAGAAGAGTTATATAGATGAACGATTCTGGAAGCCAACTACAGATAAAGGGGGGAATGGTTTTGCGACTATTCGTTTTTTACCCACATTATCTGAGGATGACCCAGTAGCATGGAGACGTATGTTTTCACATGGTTTTCAAGGACCGGGTGGATGGTATTTGGAGAATTGTCCAACTACATTAGGAGATACATGTCCATTATGCCAAGAGAATACTAAGTTATGGGATACTGGTGATAACTCGAAACGCAATATTGCAAGAGATCGTAAAAGAGTATTAAAGTATATAAGTTATATATACGTAGTGGATGACCCATCTGTCCCTGATAATGATGGTAAAGTATTCTTATATAAGTATGGTAAAAAGATATATGAGAAATTAAATAACTTAATGATACCTGAATTCCCTGATGAGATTCCTAGAAATCCATTTGATATAGACGATGGTTGCAACTTCAAATTAAAGATCCGTAAGGTAGATGGATATATTAATTATGATAAATCAGAGTTTGCAGAACCTTCTATATTATCTACAGATGATGATTTTTTAGATACTATACTAGATCAGGTGAAGTCTTTGGATGAATTCACAGCTAAGGATAATTTCAAACCATATGATGACCTAAAGTCTAGATTAACTAAGGTACTGGGGTTAGAGGATCGTGTAGAAATTGAACCAACACCAACATATGTTACAGTTGATGATACACCTGCAATGGTGTCTGAGGCTGTCTCAGAACCTACTGATACACCGAAACCAACAAAATCAAAGGAGAGTAAGGGTGAGAGTACATCAGAAAGTGATATTAGTTATTTTGAGAAATTAGCTAATACTGATTGGTAATATTATGTTAACGGTATATTCAACAGTATTAATAATATGTACCGGTATCTTTGGAGTAGCCATATTAGTATGTCTACTCTTTGGATATAACTTATACATGTATTCTAATGGTAAATCATATACTAAACCAGTATATAATATAGATGAATATATACAGAAAGTGAAACGATGGAAACGTTCAGACGACGGGGCTAAAAGTAATAGTATGAGGTGGGAGTCTATGAGAACAGATAATACTAACATATTCAATTATATTATAGCTATATTATTAATACCTATATTAATTGGTATATCGTGTATATTATTAGTATATTATATAGCTACTGATTGGAGATAGACTCCGGTTAAACGGATGGTTGCCTCTTGACACCTTATATTGGGAAGGTGGGGGTGTCTGTGAGAAATGGGTAAAGGCAA